TTTACAAATAAATAAAATTAATTTAATGGTCTATAAGAATTATGATATGTGGTATGTTTTTTAAAAATATACACTTTTTGAACAAAAATACAAATTTTACCTTTTTAGATTAATTTATTTTAATTTTTATGTTCATCATATTATAGTCTATTTTCTTAATTCTTTTGGTTATAAAATATAATGAAAATCATGTTTTTTTGTAATAGTTACTATATGAATTAAAAAAATTGATATAATTACTTATTACAATATAAATACTAGATTATATTATTATAATAAATTAAAATATAATGGATACAAACCAAAATATATCAAATATTAGTATAGAAACACCAACAGATATTAATATAGACAATATAGTTGATAACAATAAAACTATTAATAGTAAAAAAACAATAGTAGTCAGTACAGATATACCAGAAAATGATTTGAATGATACTTTGTTTGAAATATATAAATATGCTGTAGATTATTGCAAAACAAAAAATATCCGAGATTATGAAACAAAAAAACTGTTAATATGTTATATCAACAGAGATGCTTTTATTGATTATATTAAATCGGAAATTTATGATTCATAAATATTGTAAATAAAATTATTTATTTGATTTATTGGTATTGTATTACAATTATATATAATGATGAAATTTGAAGATTTTATGAAGATAATTTAGATTTGAACAATAATATATGTACAAATTGTTGTCAAATAGATATTGAATTTCATAATAAAAATTTATTATTATGGTGTGTATTTGATACAATTTATGCAGTACTGCATATATATATATGTTTTACATCATTTAATGTCAAGTCTATTATTACTATTTTTTGATACAGATAATTCTTTTTATTATTACATTGGTAAAATGTCAAGATTATCAAAATTATCATCAATATCATTAACATTATCACATATACATATGGAATTGTTAAAAATATATGCAGTATATTTTTGCAATTATGTTTTTAGTAGTTAGAGCATATGTTTATATAAATTTAAATTATAACATTTATACAAAAATGAATCCATCATTTGAAAAAACATGTATACATACATTTATGATCATATTAACAATATTGAATATAAAATGGTCATATGAAATAATCAATAAAGTTATAAAATCAATAATGAATAATAATAAACATCGTATAATTATTATTATTATTTAGTTATAATTTGATAAGTATATTTTATTGAAAAAAAAATTGAATATTATACTTTATAAATACATTAATTTATATTATACAATAATATTATAAATTAGTCTACATAATGGAGGAAGATTATTCGACTCAACAGTTGATTACTGTATTTTGGGATTTTAATCGTAAAAACAACAATTATCTGGACACGTTGTATGAAACTCACATCAATCAGATTAATAATATAGATATTAATGAGATTGACGACAAAGAAAAAACAGGTAAATATTTAAAGATTATTAACGAATATGAAACATTTATTATGAAAATTAGAGGATTACGTGATTGTTTAGACAAATTATTTGAAGGTTCTACAATTAAAAAAATTGATAATTATGATGTTGATTTTATTAAAAAAATTAATTCGATATATGTAGAATTATGTACAAAAACAGAAATAAATTTATCACCAGAAAAATTCGTAAATTTAATGTATGAAAATACACCAGAAGGACGTATCATTCAACAAAATAAAACCGCAATTAGTGCTTTAAATAACATTAAAAATGCAGAAGACTTTATTTTGAAAATAAAAACAAAAATTAAAACATATACGGCACCTGTAAAAATTGTTCCAATGGATTATGTTGAAAAGGAAATTAATAGTGATGATTATAGTTCAGATGATAATGATGATAATAAATCAACTGGTTCATTATCTGATTAATATAATAAATTAAAATATTATTTTATTTATATGTTAAGATACGATAAAATTAAGCATTTTGCAATGGATGAAATAGATCATAAAATTTATAGTAAAAGTAGATATAATAAATATCAAAAATATTTTGATAAGTATGATTATATTATAGGTCCATATTATATTGAACATCTTAGAATATTATTTAATTTTTATGATGAAAAAAGATATACAATAAAGACAAAAAAGAAGTGTACGAAATATTTGTTAGATAATATGATAAAATGTGTAGAAAAGGAATGTGATATATTAGAAATAACAGAAAATTGGTTGGGAGAAAAGAAATTAAATGAAGACAATATGAACGACGGACACCTTGAATGGTTTATTAAATTAAAAAATAAACCAAAATTAAAATATCTAGATCATATTGGTGGACAATATAATAATATAAATATAATTGAGCCTACATATACACCTGAATATATAATAAGATTTGATCATAACAATGGTAAATATAAGATACCAATATTTATTTTATTAAATGGAAAAATGTATGATAAAGTATGGTATTATAGCGAAAAAAAAAACATATCAATTAATGAAATATACAATTATTCGATATATTATGTGAAAAAATTAAAATCATACGTTGAAATTCAACAAATAATTATGTCATATACTGGATGGGTTATTTCTTTATGGTCCTAAATCAATCATAATTCTAGTATTTGTTAATGTTGGAACGAATGACGGGACAAGTAATTTACTTAAGCCATCATATACATTAACATACCAATAATAAGAAATTGGATCGATTAAAGTAGGGATATAAAAATATGGATATACTAATTCTTGTCTATATTTATTTTTATTTTTACGATTTATTTGTATTTCTTCATCTTCTAATTCTTCGAGAATTTCATCAAAACTGTCAGAATCATCTTTTTTATGTTTACTTCCTCCTTGCATGGAGAAAGATTCAGAAGTTTCAGTCAAAAGTGAATCAATATTTTTGCTAGCTTTATTATGAACTTTATTGATAGAAGATTGTAATTTATCATAATTTACTTTACCATTGTATCGTGCAATGGTAAATATGACTTGTCCATTTGTTTCTACTTCAGAAACTTTAAAACTATAAAAAGATGGTTTTGATTTATGATCACTTCCACCATTTTGATTATTTACTTTTTGTATAGTAAAAATTAAACTTTTTTGTGTTTTATTAAAATAATTTGATAGTCTGGAATATATTTCTTTTGCAGCAATTGCGTTATTAGATGCGGTAACAGTAGTATTGAGATTACCGATTACAATAGGATTAACTAGGGTATATGAATTTGTCATTATACAATATATATATATATATATAAGCAAAAAAAATTGATAGATTTTTTTAATAATATAAAGTATATAAAAATTAATAATTTATATATATTTATAAATGAATATTTTAAACGTAAAATTAGATGAGTATGCAGTACTAAAAGATAATGAAGCCATAACACCAGGATATATATTAGAAGTAAAAACATTACAAATATCATCATTTAAAATATTAATTGAAGCCCTAAAAGAAATATTAAAAGATGCGACTATTAAATTTACACCTGTATTTTATGATGAAAATGATGATATTAGTACAGCATCAGGTATTTCAATAGTAGCAATGAACAAAAGTACTTCAGTTTTAATTAGATTAAAATTACCTGCTATAAAATTTGAAAAATTTTTTGTAAAATCAAAAAAGCCAGTTATGATTGGTGTTAATATGACTTGTTTTAATAAATTAATTAAAACAATAACAAATGAAGATCAAATGTTAACTTTATTTTTGGAAGAAAATGATCAAAATCATTTAGGAATTAAGATAGAGAGTTTGGAGAAGAATACAAGTACAACATATAAATTAAATATATTGGATTCAGAGAATGAAGATATGAATATTCGTGATTCTGAATTTGAGGCAGTTGTTACAATGGAAGCATCTGGATTTCAAAAAATTATCAGAGATATGTCAAACATATGTGATACAGTTAATATTATTTTTGTGGATGGTACAACAAATAAAAATACATTAATTTTTCAGGGCAAAGGAGAATTTGCATCACAAAAAACAGTTTTACAGGCAAAAGAACCTGAACCCGATACAAATGATGAACGTGATAATACAAAAGAGTTAATTATTCAAGGTACGTATGATTTAAGAAATTTAAGTTTATTTTCAAAATTATCTAATTTGTGTACAAATATTGATCTTTTTATGAAAAATAATTTTCCATTAATTATCAAATATCAAATTGCTAATCTCGGTCATATATATTTAGTTATTTCACACAAAACTACAGAAGATAACGACGATGAAGAAGAAAACGAAGATGCAGACGAATGCATTGAATTAGAATATTAAATATAATATTTTGTAAATACATTATAACAGATAATAATTTGTAATAATGTACAAAGAGAAAGAAGATTTAATTACTTTATTATTTACAAATAATAATATAAATGATGTAAAGGACGATGATATTTTGATTGAATATAAAAAAATAAAAACCGAAGATTTAGTTAATTCTGTATTTAAAAAGATAGAAATGTACGATGTTAGTTTAGAGATAGATAATCAATTAACAGAATATAACTATGATTTTATGATAATTATATGTGATGCTTTGATAAGAACAAAAAAAAAGGAAATTAATGAAAACATTTTAAGTAATGAATTGCTTCGACAAAAATATAATATATCATATTTTGGAAAATATGAATACAGTAGATTATATGAAGATATAAAATATTGTTTTATTATTTTACAAAAAATCATTGATAATCGAAATATAGTTTATTTATTGGATCTTAGTAAAAAATATAAAATTACATCAATTAATATTTTTTTGATTGATTATATTGATGAAGAATTTGATAAAATTTATAATAAAATTACAGAATTATTTGATGATATTATTAAAAATATTGTTTTAGAATACATTAAATATGATATTCGAATAATAGTTGATGAATTTGATATTAATATTGATGATATTTGTAATATCAAAAGTTTATTAACTTCAAACAAAAATAATATTGATTTATGTTTTTATAAATGTTCAAATAATATATTTGATATAATACGTGAATATAGATATAAATATATTTATAATAAAATTGAAACATTGTTTGAATTAGATGATTTAAATAAAATTAAATCTTTGTTAAATACAGATGATAATATATATAATCGAATAATAGATAATGATATTATTTATTCCAAAGAATATGTTATTAATTATTTGTATGACGAGTTAAACAAAAATAGCAATGACAATGATATAGATGATATAAAAAACACAATAAATGAATTATTAAAATTTGATGGTAAATTAAAAAAATATTTTGATAGTGACATATTTGATGAAATTAATGAAATTAATGATAAGAATCTTAAATATGAATTATATTATTTAAATAAATTATTTCAACAATATAATATTGAATATAATTTAATCCGTGAAATTACACCAATACAAGTAAATATAAAAAATATAAAAAAAAATACAATACAATTATTACAAAAAGATCTTGACATTAAAAAAGCAATAAATAATTACAGTAAATATTTAGTTATGATTTATTTTAATAAACAAATTAAATATGAATTGGAAAAAATTTATTCACAATTAATAATCATTTTGATTTATGATAAAATAATAAATGATTCAAATATATTAAATGAAAATAAAATGGTAATACCAAAAGAAAAAATATTAAGACGTTACAATAATTTTAACAAAAATGTCAATAATTATAATATTGTAAAAAATAGAATATTATCAATTATAACTAATAATAATATTATAACAAATTATGTTACGCAAAATTATATTATATATAGTGTTAAAAAATGTTTTAATTTAAATGGTATTCCATATGATGATAATACATATTGGTTTTTGTGCGAGTTATTTAAAATAAATAATATAAAAACAATATATAATATTGATCAGATCATTAAGTACATTGTTATTACTTGTTTACAGGCGACAAATAAAAAGATGGCAATAGTGATATATTGTAAAATATTACATTTTTTTTATTATGAAAAAATAAAATTACAATATGATGAAAAAATTGATAAAAATATATTAATATTAAATAATATATTAGTAGTAAAAAATAAATTAAAAAAATATTATGATATATTTTGCAAAAATAAATTAAAATTATTTTCAACTATTACAATTACTTCAAATGAATTTATGGACCATGTCGATGAAACATTAAAATATTTAAATAATAAAAATATTTTAATAACAAAAAAAAACATATTTGTTGTAATGCGAATTATCAATAATATTGATACAATACAATTAATTCAAGATAATAATAATGGAGAACAATTTAAATTTATTGATGATAAATCATATGTAATATATTGTATAATTTCATATTTAGCATATAATAAAAATATGTTAAATAATCAAACGTTTGATAAATTTGTTGATCTTTGTAATTATTTATTAAATAATTTCAAAACATCTAAAATTAAAAACACAAATGATATTAGAACAACAAAAAATAATATAATTAATTTTATTCGCAGTAATGATAAAATAGTGAAAATAATTGAAGATAGAAATATAATTGATTTTGTAAATAATATTCAAGATATTATTGATTATGATAAATGTAAATCATATGACAATATGAATATTGGTATAATTAAAACATATATAGAGGATGCAAAAAAATATAATAATAATATATTTGACAATAAAAACAGTTTATATATGAATAAAGATTCAATAATATCATTATTAATAAAAGCGTATGGTTTGATATTAGACATTAAAAATACAATAAGTTATAATAATATTATAAATATATTTTGTGATGAAATCACAAATGTACATAATGACATAATCAATGTATTAAATAATTTTATTTTAAAAAATTTTGATATTTCTGATAAAAATTTAATAAGGTTATGTGATGAGTTAAAAAAGTTATTTGAACCTAGTGACAAATATAAAAAAATAATTGATTATTTATATTTATTTTATGATTTTGTGGAAGTGTCAGAAACAACTATAAATATGTTTATAAATAATATTGAAAATTCAATTATCCAAACAGATGATATTAATAATATTAATATTAATATTATCAAAGATAATATTAAAATAGATATGTTATATATAAGATTATTAAATAATTATAATTCTATTAATAAAATGGATGTATTAAATAATTATAAAAAATACAAATATTTTATTAATTGTATTGGATCAATACAATATATATTAATATACACCAAAATAAAAAAATTTAAAATTGATGATGAATATATTAAAAATATATTATCGAGTAATATACATATAGATGATTTAAAAAAAATTGTAATATATCTAGATAATATGTTTTATGATTTATATAAGAAGTCGTATTTAGAATTTAATAAATTTTATAATTATTTGTTGTCAGAACAAATAGTTGATAATCAATATAATGATTACATTAATGAAATTTTTTTAGTAGATAAGTATCAAATAGTTGCAAAAAATTGCGAATGTTTAAAAATAATATTGGATAGAATTATAAATATAAATATAAATATAAATATTGGCACAAACAGTAAAATATTTGAGAATACAGTATATAATTTGAATGATATTTTTGAAATTGGTTATCGTATATTTAAACTGTGTACAATTGATTTAGATATTTCAAATCAATTGGTATGTTATAAATTAATTGAGTTGGAAAAACCGGATATTGCTAATAAATACAAAAATGTAATGGAATCATTATTTGTCAATAATGAAAAAAATAAAATAAATGAAGAAATAACATTGATTGATAAAATTAGAATTGAATATAATAATTTTTTACTGTTATGTAAACAAAAAAAAGATGTAATTTTAAATATTGATTTAGATGAAAAAAAAGAAAAAATAAATGAATTTAATCAATTTGAAAAAACAAATTTAAATAAATTCAAAGAAGATATTATTATATATATATATGATTATATTAAAAAATGGTTAGAAGAACATATGAAATTTAATAATTTAATTGATTTAAATATTTTTATCAAAGAAATGAATATTAATATAGATATTAATGTAGATACAAATTGTATTGATATAAAGTTTATATTGGATTATAATGAATATTATAACATATTTCATTTAAATAAAACAATATTATTTGAAGAAAATCAACAAATAATTATTTTAAAATATTTAATGTGTATTATAAATACAAAAATAATATATATTTTACATAATTTGCAAATTACTTTATCTAATTTTAAATTACAATATTCATTTATTAAAATGAACGATAATGCACATTATATTAATTTTTGTTTTATAGAATTACGAAACAATATGATAAAAAATATGAATAATCTCATGTTATTATCAATTTGTTTTATATATTATATTGAATATATAAAAACCAGATTTCTGGTAACATTTAATATATCAGATATGAACGAAAAAGTGAATACGTTGTATAATTTGTGTAAAATGGAAAATTGGAATATAAATATTAATATTGTAAATGAAATATATGAAATATTAAATTTGCTATATAATAACTATAATAATACATATAATATTTTATCACAAGAAATAAATACATTTTTTTCAAAAAATAATTATAATTGCCCTATGAAAATATATTCATTTGTACATTTAATAAATTATGATTTTGATTTTTTATGTAAGGAAATGATCAAAAATGTTAAACAATATATGTTAAATTTGATTAAAAATAAACTATATGATAAATCATGTGATGAATTATTTGAAATTAATGAAAATATAAAAAATATAAAAAATACAATAAATAATCAATTATCATCCGATATTCAAAACATTAAATTAAATACGTTGTTTAATAAAAAAAAAATAACCACAATGGTGGAATATGGTGATGAAAAATTAATAAAATTATATTATGAATATCAACGTAATATAACAATATTAGAAAATGAATTTTATAGTATTATTATGGAAAATAATTAATGTTCTGGTAAAATTGGCTCAAATATTACAGAACAAGTTAATTTATTTAAAATATTTTTATCTATTAATTTATGGTCAGATACTTTTCTATCAGCAACCCATATTTTAATAATTTTATTTGCTGCTTTATTTGTAACTGCAATTCCATTTATTATCCCGTTTAGGTCTATACTACTAAAATGATTTAATAATGTTTCAGTAACAGCTTTTCCACAAATTTGTTGCCATAAATCATATCCTAATTCCATATTTGATTTTATTTTCCAATATGCACCATTTGCATTTGCTTTATGTTCCCATGTTGGATCAATTCCTTCTCTAAATAAACATAAATTCATGTTTTTTATACTAGTTACCATATGTAAATGTATCATAATTCTGACATATTCATTTATAGTTTTAAATGTCGCTATTTTTTGATAACCTTGTTTTGTCCAATCATTTAAATCATGATGAAACCATAAACACCATGGTGTATTTAATTTTGTATTGCCAAATTCTTCAAAGTTAATTGTTTCTTTTGAAACATTTAGACTATTTAGACTATTTAGACTACCTTGACTGTTTAAATTTAAGTCATCATTTTTTAGTTCTAATGAATTAACTTTGTTAGTACTAATAACTTTCGTTTCATCAGTAATGTGTTTTTTCAAACTTAATTTGTTAAATTGTCCTAATGATTTTGCAACTTTACTATTAGTATTACTAGTATTGCTATTAGTAATGCCACGATATATTGTATTAGTATTAGTATTAGTATTAGTATTATTTTGATTAATAGTATTACCATTAACATTATTTGATTTATTGTTTTTATTATTTTTAATTTTTTTATT